TAGGGGATGCTTATTTAGTTGCCGCACACATTTCAGGTATGATACCTATTACAAAAGTTTTATGGTTTAATTCAACTGATTATGATTTAATAACCAGAACTAATTTTTCCACTATAAACGCAGTAACGTCATTCACTATCAATGTAACAACTGTTAATGTTACGCAAAATATTAAATATTGTATAATTGGGGACGTAAACCTTTCCCACTCATCAAATTAACAACCTTTCAAACTTTTATATAGTTCGCATATCTCACCACATGTTTCATAATCTTCAATCTTTTCAAAATACGGCATCATATCTCTTTTTAATATTATTGATTCTGATTTTGTAAAATTAAATTCGGTGTCCCAATCCAAATTACTAATTTTTGCAAAAATTGATAATGTCAAAGTTTTTTTTTCATTATTAGAATTATCAAATCTTTTGAATAATTCAATGATGGATCTGTAAATCGATTCTTTATTTTCATCATAGAAATCCGTAAATTCTTTATATTTTCCAGTAAAAACCAATTTGATTTCTGGTTTTTTTTGATTTTTTTTCATAACTAAATTTTATAAATTTATAAGTAGTAACACAAATCTATGATATGTAATCGTGACAAAGTTCTTTTTTTATCTTTTTATTTATCAACAGGTTATAATAATATGTTTCTTGGTCGCAGTATCTTAATAATTTTTCGTAGTTTTTTGGGGGGTATTGATCTATCCAATGAATAATCTCTTCTTTTGTATACATTTGGTATCCATATTTATCACTGTTATATTCTTCTACAACTCCAAAAGTTTCTTCTACAAAATTTTTTAAGTTATTCAAAATCACAAAATCATAGTGTTGTTTTGATGAAAATTCACACAAAATTTTATATATGGTTTCATATCTTTTTGGGACCCAATGATGGTTATTTCTTTGATAGTAGATTTCATCTATTACCATTTTTAATTTCTCCTCTGGTTTAAGCAAATAAAAATCTGTAAATGTTTGTCTTATAGATTCTATGTGCCAAGATCCTATTGTAAAAATTATACTACTTAATAAATGTTCTTTAGGGTCTCTAAGTATAAAAAAAGTTTTACCCGTATAAGGAAATAAAATTACATTGGAGTGTTCATCTAATATTGGTTGTATTTCTTTAAAAAAAGGTAATTTTTTTTTGTTTACAATTTGTTTTATATAGCGATGACCACACCTTAGAAAGGTTATTATTCTTTTTTTATCTTTCTCATAAATTTGAATTCCTTTCATAGTTTTATTTGTTACTTTTATCCCATTTCGCTTTTCTTGCTTCTGGTGGTAAAAGATGATCACCCGATATTGTGTGTGATATTTGTTTAATACAACACGTTTGAGGTAATCTGCAATTTTTAAAATAATTATTTATATACCCCATCATATTACCACTACCAATTGGATTTGCAGAATGTATAAAAATTTGTGGTAACGGAATACTTTTACTCATACTAAGATCAACTAAAAATCTACAACAATCCATACCAGTTTTTTCTTTTATATTATCATAATCTAAAGTAAAGTTATTTTTTACATTAGTATAATACTCAACCATAGCACTTTCACCTAAATCATGATCTAATGATATCTCCACAATACTTTCTAAACCATGTAAGTTTACAAAATTTATAAATTCTTGATAATTTTTTACCACACTCCATGATTCGTCATTTGGTATTCTTACGTCGTCTAAATAAAGTTTTAATTTATCAGTTCTCACTTTTTTTAAATAATTTTGAATGGTGTGGATATACTAACTTCTAAATAGTGAAATTATATTTTGGTCGTGTTTGCTTTAAAAGCAAACCATTTTGATAATAACTTTCTTATATATATGAAAATTTTATTTTCATTTTTTTTTAAGTGGGAATTATTATAAAAAGACACAAAAAACTTACTCATTAATATTTTAATTTAAAACCTATCTTTCATTATTATAAGTTTTTCATCGGAACCACTTCCATCAGGTATTTGAGCAGTTGTTGAATCCACAGCTGTTACTGATGCAGTATCAACTTGGGCAGCGATTGAGTCTGTTACTTCGATAACGCTCGACCCGAAACCACACGACATCAACGATAATGTTAAACTGATGACTAAAACTAATTTGTATTTCTTCATAGATTTAAATATACAAAATTCTTATGAAAATAAAAAACCCCAACGATTTGTCGGGGTTTTAAGGTCTTTCGGTGAATTCAACTTCACTTACTTATTAGAAAAAAAACGAAAAGGCTGTCGGCAAAGAATGCCTTTGAGTATATAAATATATGTTTTTTTTAAAAAGTTGAAAATATTTATACATTTTTCTTATTAATTGAAAGTTTTTCATCTTTATATTTAATACTAATCATTTCTTTTTCAGTAATGTTACCTTTTAGTATTTCCTCACTTAAAAAATCTTCACACAAATTTTGAATTATCCTTTTTATTGGTCTTGCACCATACTCTTCTTGTGAATTTAATTCGAATACTCTATTTATAATAGATTTATCAAACATAATCTTGTAATTTTTTTCTTTCAACCTTGAAATCAATTTATTTAATTCTACATTAACGATTTTTTTTAATGTTTCTTCATTCAAAGAATTAAATAAAATTACGTCATCAATTCTATTTAGAAATTCAGGATTAAATTGTTGTTTTAACGCTTTTTGAATTATAGATTTTCTTACTTCATATTTTTGTTTTTCAGAAGACACAGTCGAAAATCCAACCCCCCCACCAAAATCTGAAACTTTTTTTGAGCCGACATTTGATGTCATTATGATGATTGTATTTGTGAAGTTTACTTTTCTTCCAAATGAATCAGTTAAATGACCCTCATCTAAAATTTGTAAAAGTAAATTGAAAACATCTTTATGTGCCTTTTCTATTTCATCAAATAAAACAACTGAAAATGGATTATTTTTTATTTTTTCAGTTAATTGTCCACCTTCATCGTATCCAACATAACCAGGAGGTGACCCAATCAATTTCGAAACGTTGTGTTTTTCCATGAATTCACTCATATCAACGCGAATTATTTTTTCAGGATCACCGAATAATAAATCTGCAATAGATTTTGCTAAATAAGTTTTACCAACACCTGTAGAACCTAAAAATATAAAGGAACCAATTGGTTTATTCGCGTCTTTAATTCCGACTCTATTTCTTCTAATGGCTTTAGATATTATTGAAATTGCTTCATCTTGTCCAATTACTTTATTTGACAACAAAATTTCCATTTTAAGAAGTTTATCTGTCTCTTTACCATCCAATTTTGTAATTGGAACACCTGTCATATTACTTATGATATTATATACATCATCAATTGAAATAGGGGTTTTATTATCTTTTAAAGTGTCTGACCATTTTTGTTTCTCAACATCAAGCTTACTCATTATTTTTCTTTCTTCATCTCTAAGCTTAGCTGCTTGTTCGTAGTTTTGTGATTTAACAACTTGTATTTTTTTCTCCTTAATTTCTTCCGCTTCTTTTTTTAATTTTTCTATTGACTCTGGAATTTTTGTTGTCACTCTTTTCTCTGAACCAAGTTCATCCAAAACATCAATGGCTTTATCAGGAAATTGTCTGTCAGTTATATATCTTGCACACAATTTAACAATTGTTTCGAAAACACCTTCATCATATGACACTTTATGAAATGATTGATATGAATCTTTTAAATTTTTTAATATATCAATTGTTTCAATTTGTGTAGGTTCATTTAAAATTATTTTTTGAAACCTTCTTACTAATGCAGAATCTTTTTCTAAATGTTTTTTATATTCATCGAAAGTAGTTGCACCAATACATTGAATTTCTCCTCTTGCCAATGCTGGTTTTAAAATATTAGCAGCATCCATTGATCCACTAGCATTACCAGCACCAACCATTGTATGTAATTCATCTATGAATACAACAACATTTGTAACTTCTTGTAATTCATTTAGAATTGCCTTGATTCTTTCTTCAAACTGACCCCTATATTTTGTTCCAGCAACAAGAGAGGTTAAATCTAATGAAACAATTCTTTTGTCAATTAAGTTTGATGGGCACTCACCTTTATGAATTAGCAAAGCAAGTTTTTCAACCAATGCGGATTTACCTACACCAGAATCCCCAACAATAACCGCGTTATTTTTCTTTTTTCTCGAAAGAATTTGTGCGATTCTTTTTACTTCTTTATCTCTACCAACAACAGGATCTATTTTACCTTCTTCAGCAAGTTTTGTTAAATCTCTTGAAAAATTATCAAGAATTGGTGTTGTTGAATTCCTACGGACCTTTTTAGGATTTGTTTGTGGTCTCTCTTCAAAAAAATCTACAGACATTTAATTAGTTTTTATGTAAAACAAATATAACATAAATTATTCTAAAATAAAAATAGACAAAATGTCATAAAATTTAAAATATTATTGTCAAAATGTCAAAAAATATCTGTTGGCAGAATATTTGATCAAAAGATTAAAAAATTATAAACTATGATTACGTTATTTAAAGATCCGTTTTTTATGGGGTTGGACAGAATGTTCGAGACCCCTAATGAGTCATCTCCTAAAACTTATATTCGTAAAACAGAAAACGAATATAAGGTAATAATTAGTGTCCCTGGCCTCACTAAAGAAGATTTAGAAATTTCAACCAAGGATGGTTATTTAAAAATTTCATACAAAAAAGAAGAAAGGGATAAGACTGAACATTTCACATCTAGTTTTGTGAAAACATATTCATTACCTGAAGATGTGAAAGAAAGGGATATTGTTGGTAAGGTTGAAAATGGTGTGTTAGAGTTAACATTACCAATCGATCGAAAAAAGTTATTATGGAAAACAATATCTTTAAATTAACATAGACCCCGAGAAATCGGGGTTTTTTATTTAATTTATTTTTATTATATTTTAAAAAAAAGTTATGAGTATAAAATCAGAAAAAATTGATGGTAAATTTATAATCGTTGAAATCGATTCTTCCAATTTGAATTCAGCAAAATATGATACTGAAAATGAAATATTATCGGTAACATTCAATAGTGGAAGTATTTATGAGTATAATAAAGTTCCTTGGTCTGTTTTTACCAAACTTAGGGCGGCAGATTCACAAGGAAAATACTTTAATGAGAATATCTCAAAGAAGTACGATTATTCAAGATTGAAATGAGTTTATTTGAAGACTTGATAGAAGACAAAGAATTTGATAAAAAGATTTTAAAATCTTTTAAGGGAAAAAACACTCTTTGCACTCAAATATTTGATAGGGTTGGTGAAGAGTATAAACTTAAAGAAGAAATTAGAAACCGTATACTTGAAATAGTAGAACAATATCTTGATTTTATTGATATTGAATTTTTTATTCATGACGTATTATTTACCGGTTCTTTGGCAAACTATAACTGGTCAGAATTTTCTGATGTGGATATTCATATATTGATTGATAAAAATGAATTTGACCAATCTGAAACTAAAAATTCTGTAGTTTTAAATAAAATAATAGACGAATTTTTTGATGCTAAAGAAAAAGTTTGGAAATCAAAACAAAATATAAAAATAAAGGGATTTGAGGTTGAAATGTATGTTCAGGATATAGATCAAGAACATATATCTTCAGGTGTATATTCAGTTTTAAACAACAAGTGGGTCATTACTCCTGAAAAAATGAACCCAAGGATTGACGATAATAAAATCCTACAAAAAGGAGAGGAATATGCAAAACAAATAGATGATTTGGTTTCAGAATTCAATTCAAATAAAGATGTCTCAAAAGAAACAAAAGAACTTTACAAAAAAATTAAAACATTTAGAAAAAGTGGTTTAGAAAAAGGTGGAGAATACTCATATGAAAACCTAACCTTTAAATTACTTAGAAGAAATGGATATATAGGTAAAGTATTAGATTTAAAAAATGATATAACGGACAAAAAATTGTCCATAACACAATAATAATCCTAATTTTTTTATTTATATCTATGTATTTATAGAATAAGAATAAGTCAATCTTAATATTGAAACAATGGCAGATTTAAAACCACTTGGTAGCGAGAAGTTACATGGAGATGAAAAATTAAAAAGAATTCTCGAGCTAACTTACTACAATGAAAAGAAAAATAAGTCAATATCAACAAAACCTGAATTAATTAAAGAATCTAGTACTGGAGGTGTTTATGGTATTGTAAAAGAAAAAGATGGATACTATGTTAAAAGAGGTTTGAATGAACAATCACTTGATTATATTGGTGGTATGTTTATGAAAAACAAAAACAAATTTTCATCTTATTCTGAAGCATTAAAAAGACTTGAATTTATTAAAGGACAAGAAGAATTACAAGAGGCTACAAAATATATTTTAAAACCAAATAAACCTCAAGAGGCTGCACCCGATAAGGGATCGGATGTACCTCCACCTACTACAGCTCCTGATATGGGTACAGAAGCATCTCCTCCTGCGGAAAGTGATATGGCTAGTGAACCCGCTCCTGATATGGGTGGTGAACCCGCTCCTGATATGGGTGGTGAACCCGCTCCTGATATGGGTGGTGAACCCGCTCCTGATATGGGTGGTGAAGAATCTTCAGGGAGTGGTGAGTCTAAAAGATCTGACTACATGGCAGAAGTTCAAAAATTTGCAGGTAAATTAGGTCAAGAACTCAGAGATCAAAAAGAAAGATTGGAAAGTGATGATATAAAATATGTTTTGAATATGGTTATATCTGCAGTTGACTTGGAAAAGTTAGACTTAGAAGATTTAGAAGAAATAGGTAAAAAATTTGAAAGAGAGAATGAAGAAGGTGGTGAAGATATGGGTTCTGAAGAACCTGAAAAGCCAGCTGCAGAAGAGCCTGCCTCATCTGAAGAACCATCTGCAGAGGAAAATTTAGGTGAGAAAGATGGTTTAAAATCTTTAGAAGAGTTAATCAACACGCCATTACAAACACATGAAGTTAATATTGATCAATTTGATGATTTGAGTGAAGGAGATGATCAAGATGATATCAAAGAAGTCGATTTTGAAAAAATGAAAAATGAAATTAATCAAGCAATTGGTGAAAAATTAAGTAAATATTTTAACTAAAAATGAACCTGATCTTTGTCAATGAAATCGGATCCGATTATAAAGGTCAAAAACAATATGAGTTTATTTTCAGTGATTCATCTGAACTTGACATAGAGGAATGGTTTGTAATTCCCGCATCTGCGGTCTCACAATCAAAATCACCAAGTATAGAATATGTGGATTTGGTTGGTTTATTAAAAAATAGTTATATACAATTAGAATTAGTTCAAAACTCCGATTACTTTGGAGTCATTGATGCTGTGGATGGTGTGGTGGCACTTGCTTGGGAAAAATTTGATTTTGAAAATCAAGATGAAAGATTAACTTTTAAGTTTGGTGAATCAGTTGATTCAGTTACAAAAAAATTGAAAAATAAAGGATATAATCTTTTAAAAGAAGAAATTAAATTTAAAAATATATGAAAAGATCAGATGTGGTTAAAAGTCTTGTTAAGGAAGGACTTTCAGAAAAAACATTAGTTAATTTTAGTGATAAACAATTAATGTCTTTAAAGGAAAGAATAATTGTAAAGCCAGAACATTTAGGTAATCCTAATATCAAAAATTTGGTATCTGATCCAAATATACAAGTTCAAGTTGATGAAAAATCTTCTGATAATATGACTATGTCATGGTTTAAAACTGAGATGGAAAAAAAATTAGGAAGAAAGGTAACAGATGAGGAAGTTAAAGCGGCTATAAAGAAATTGATTGATACTCCTGTTAAGAGAATAGATAGTAGTGAAAAACAAAAAGAAATTAATGAGACTAAATCATTTGCTGGTTTATCTAAAGAAAAGAAAAGTAAAAATGTTAAAAAAGTAATGAAAGGTGATGATACTGTAAAAAAAAGTAAAGGGTTTCAAAAAATAAAAAATAAAGCAGAAAAAAGCGGTGCAAAAAATTCAAAATCTGTAGCAACCACTGCAATCTTGAAAAACGTAAAAGAGGGTGAAAATTTTACAAAAAATGTTATAAATGATGATTCTATTCGGAAAAATTCCGAATTAACAAAAAAATGGGTTAAGAGTTTAGCTGAAAATACTTTCCATAGTTTCACTTCAAAAAATGAAATTATGGAATTGATAAAAACTAAATTAAATGAAGTTGAAGTTGGTCCTAATGTAAAAAAAGGACATAATGGTATTCCTGAATTTATGACATATGACTCAATAAAAAAGTCTAATGTTGGGAAAACTCAAGATGCTATGGAATCAACCACAACTAAACCAAAAACTAAACCAAAAACTAACCCAACAACAAAGCCTGGTGATAAACCAAAAACTCCATATCAACCAGGACCCGGAAAAAACCCTAAACCAAAGGCATTAAAAGAATCAAAATAATGATTTCTAAAAAAAATTTGTTATCTTTAGTAAGAAAAAATTTGAAAGAGATGGCAATGGATTTCGATTCACCAGATAGACCGGATCAAGGTTTACAAAATAAGTTGGCTAGTGGTGATACACCGTTAAGAAAAATTCCGTTACCATCAACAGGACAAGAACCCAACAAAAACTTCCAAGAATTATTGGCATCAGAAAGATACAGACAAGTTGTTGGTAATTTTAGAAGATATACAGGATCTGATGTTCAACTGAGTGGAACCAATAACATGGGACCCTTAATGATGATGATGTTAGATGCACATAACACAATTGTAAACTTAGAACAAAATCACAGATCAGAATTGGAAAATTTAGCGATCGAATTGGTGATGAAAGAAATGGGAATTCCTGAAGGTTCTATAGAATTTGACGCAAAAATTGTTGGTATGGGTGAAATTGATTCAAGTGATTTTAATAGAGAACAAGGTCAACAACAAAACCCTCAACAAGTTGATATCGAGACGGAACAAAATTTATTTAACGAATTACAAAATTTAGATTTAGAAAAGGCAAAAAGAAGACTTATTAACAATATAATACAAGGAGCGTCAAAAAAGGGTCATTACATGTATCACTTAGTAAGTGATAAAATTGGTGAAATAACTGGATCTGATCAGTTATTGAATTTGTATGGAATAATGATGTCAATAAATGATATAAATTATTGGCAGTTAAGTGATGAACAAATTAAGGGGATGGGTAATAGTGTTGCGGGTAAAGAAAGTGTTGAGAGACCTGAGGATGAGGATGGTAAAGCAAAAGTTGTTGCAAGAGGTATTAATTTTCCGGTTTTAGTTCATGAATTAATAAAAGGAGTTTTAGAATTATTTGCAATTCAAGGAAGACCTGAGGGTGATGAGGGTTTTGAAGATGTTGAACAATCAGAAGACACATTAGAAAAAGAAATGTGGGATCTTAGATTAGGTCCAGCTATATGGGATAGAATCAGATCTCAATTTCCTGAAGAAATCGTAACAGATGAAAATAAAGTTGAATTACAAAATTATTTGTTAGTGGAAATTTTCAAATTACCTGCTAAACAAATGTTGATATTAATGAAAGAAGTAATATCTGGTTCAGAAAAGGGAAAAGAATTAATGGGTAAAATATTAATCGGTATACAAAAGATGTTCAACGATGAAAATTATGAAGACGTAATGTCTAAATTTCATGATGAATTAGAATCTATGGAAAATGAAGTTTCAGATAAAGACCTTGGTAATTTCTTAAGTAATTTAGGTATAGGATTGAGTTCTGATGATGAAGAAGATGATGAAGACGATGGTGGCGAATTAGTTCCTAGAAAATAAGTATAAGGTGGTTTATCCACCTTTTTTTGTATTTATAAGTATGAATACTAAAATAGAACAATTAAAAGAATATGCTCGTATCATAAAAGATGCTCCATATGCTTTAAAAACATATTTACAAACTTACGATAATACACAAAAAAAATATGTTCCGTTAGAATTGTTTCCTGATCAAATACAATTAATAAAAGATTACGAAGAATTTAATGAGAATATTACAAGAAAATATAGACAAGCTGGTGTATCAACTGTAACCGCCGCTTGGATTTCGAAAAAATTACAAACTGCAAAACCCGAAAATCCTGAAAGGGTTTTGATTATTGCAAACAAAAGAGATACCGCTATTGAGATGGCAAATAAGGTTCGCCATTTTTTAGATCAGTGGCCTGATTGGATTAATGTTGGTTTCCATCCTGATAAAAATTCTGAAAGTAGATTTAGATTAAATAATGGTTGTGAAGTTAAAGCGGTCGCAACTTCATCAGATGCCTTACGTGGTTATACACCAACAATTCTTATATTTGATGAGGCCGCATATATTGAAGCAGGTGAAGACTTTTGGGCTGCATCAATGGCGTCATTATCAACAGGTGGTAAAATTATATTAATTTCTACACCAAATGGTTATGATCAAATATACTTCGGTGTATATGACCAAGCAATACGTGGAAAAAACGATTTTCATATAACAGAATTGAGATGGTTTAAAGATCCTCGTTATACAAAAGATTTAAAATGGATTAAATGTAATGATATTGTTCATTATATGTTAAATAGAGAACAATATAATGATGATGAGGTTGTTATTCATGATTATGAAATAGAAAAATATCGAGAGTATGAAGAAATGGGATATAAACCATTTTCATCTTGGTTTGAATCAATGGCGAAAAAATTTAAATACGATAGACGTAAAATTGCTCAAGAAATTGAGTGTGACTTTTTAGGTTCAGGAGATGGTATTATACCTTCCGATATTCAGGATAATATAGCTAAGAATATGATTAGACAACCTATAGAAAAATATATGCAAGGAACTTTATGGCAATGGAAAGAACCCATAGCGGGTCATCGTTATATTATGGGTGTTGATGTTAGTAGAGGTGATAGTGAAGATTTTTCATCTATTAATATTGTAGATTTTGATGAAAGAGAACAAGTTTTAGAGTACATAGGTAAAATACCACCAGATGATTTAGCTGCAGTTGCATATAAATGGGGTGTTTTATATGATTCTTTTATTGTTGTTGATATAACCGGTGGTATGGGAATTGCAACTTCAAGAAAATTGCAAGAGATGAATTATAAAAATTTATTTATTGATGGAATAAACGTTCAAAATGTTTGGGAATGGGACAAGAAGAAATTAGAAAAAATACCCGGTATTAATTTTAATAATAAGAGAACACAAATAATTGCAGCATTTGAGGAACAAGTTAGAAAGGGTTTTATAATCAGATCAAATAGATTATTGAATGAACTTAATACTTTTGTTTATATAAATGGTAGGCCTGATCATATGAAAGGTTCACATGACGATTCTATTATGAGTTTATCTATAGCTCTTTATGCTGGTGATATATCATTTAATCAATTACAAAGAAATACTGCAAAAAATATTGCTATGATGGAATCATGGACTTTAGCAGAAAGAACATATGAACCAAATAAATCATTTTATTCTTATGGAACCGCTTTTGACCAAATAGGTCCGATGCAGATGAATAATAATGGGACTTATTATCCAAACAAAACAAACAGTCTTTCTAAAAACTTATATCAAGAATATAGTTGGTTATTTTCAAAACCAAAATAATCTTTTTAATTTAGGTAATTAAGTTTATATTCTAAAAAAAACTATTTATATACATGGCGGATCTAAATTTGACAGTTTTTCAGAAATTAACGAGAATGTTTGGATTTCCTGGTCAAAGTAAACCAGAAAAAACTCCTTCTTTTAATTTTAGTAAAGATGAATTATTAAAAACTGATAACAGAGAAGAATTTCAAAAACAACTTCTTCAAGCACAACAATCTCAATATATTTCGGACAAGTGGACAAAACTTGACCAATCGCTTTACAATCAATCGGTTTATTATGAGCCTAATAGATTGGCTGCGTATTATGACTATGAATCTATGGAGTTCACACCAGAAATATCCGCATCACTTGACATTTATGCAGAGGAGTCTACTACATTATCTGAAAAGGGTGATATATTAACAATCTATTCTGAATCGGATAGAGTTAAATCTATTTTAGAAGATTTATTTAATGATAGATTAGATATCAATACAAATTTACAAATGTGGGCTCGTGGATTGTGTAAGTATGGTGATAATTTTGTTTATTTGAAAATTGATCCACAAAAAGGTATCGTAGGATGTCAACAATTACCGAATATTGAAATTGAAAGAGTTGAGGGTGCAACTTCAAAACCTGTGTCTGATACAGAAAAAACACCGAATCGTGAATTAAGATTTATGTGGAAAAACAAAGACATAGAATTTCAGGCATGGGAAATTGGACATTTTAGATTATTGGGTGATGATAGAAAACTTCCATATGGGACTTCTATGTTAGATAAGATTAGAAGAATATGGAAACAACTTTTACTTGCTGAAGATGCAATGTTAATTTACAGAACATCAAGAGCACCCGAAAGAAGAGTCTTCAAAATATTTGTTGGTAATATGGACGATAAGGATATTGAACCTTATGTTCAACGTGTTGCAAATAAATTTAAAAGAGATCAAATTTCTGATCCAAGAACAGGTCAAGTTGATATGAGATATAATCAAATGGCTGTAGATCAGGATTTCTTTATTCCTGTAAGAGACCCTGCACAATCAAATCCAATTGAAACATTGGCTGGTGCACAGAACTTAGGTGAAATTGCCGATATTGAATACATTCAAAAGAAACTTTTAGCTGCATTAAGAATACCTAAAGCATTTTTAGGTTTTGAAGAAGTTGTTGGTGAAGGTAAAAGTTTAGCGTTAATGGATATTCGTTTTGCAAGAACTATTAACAGAATACAAAAATCATTAATTCAAGAATTGAATAAAATAGCATTAGTTCACCTTTATCTCTTAGGATTGGAAGATGAATTAAATAATTTTTCATTATCGTTAACTAATCCATCTGCACAATCTGATTTGTTACGTCTTGAACAGTGGAAGGAAAAAATAACACTATATAAAGACGCTACTTCAGACCAATCTCAAATAGGTATATTACCGGTTTCTCATACATGGGCAAAGAAAAATATTCTTGGTTTGAGTGATAACGAAGTAATATTGGATCTACAACAACAACGTCTTGAAAGAGCAATGGGATTTGAATTAACAAATACACAAAATGTAATTAAACGTAGTGGAATTTTCGATGAGGTTGACTCTAAGTATGGTATACCCGAAGAAGAAAGGAAGAAAATGGAAGATGCAGGTGGGGCAGCACCTTCTGCAGGAGGAATGGCACCAGATGGGGCAGTACCAACAATTCCACCAGCAGGTGGAAGTGAACCTTTAAGTGAAACAAAAAAATCAAAAATATTAGGTATGTTGGGAAAAGAAAATTTGAAATTTGAAGATTTATTTGACATGGATAAAGCCCAACACAATATTTATGAAATAGAAACAAAAATAAAAGACATATTAAACGATTAGAAATGAATACTTTTGGCTCAGTTAAAACAAAAATATTACAAAAATTATTGGAATCTTACAGATCTCAAAATAAAGATGAAATGAAAGACATTATTAAAACTATAAGTTCAAATAAGGATTTCAAAGAAATGTATTTGTTTTATGAAGAAGTGGAGAATAAATATATTGGAGATAATGATGTTGCCAGAATATATGTAGAGGAACTCACATCAATTTTAAAAAATAAGTTCATTACAATAAAAGAATTTTGTAAGACATTAAATGAAAAAATTGGTGATGTAGAGATATCAGAAAATGAATTATATACAAATTTAGATCAATTATTATTAGAGGATAGTTTAACGAATATAGAAAATAAAGTTATCGCCAAAAGAAAACTTTATGAACATTTAACAACAGTAAAAGAAGTTACTAATGTAAGTAAAAATTTACACACTATTCATGAAAATTTATTGAATTCAGTGTTGGCAAATAATTTTAATGTATTATATAGTAATTCATTAAACGAGGAACAAAAAACACTTTTGAAATCTATATTATCATTATCTACTGATGAATTGAAAACTAAATTAAGTGAAGTTAAAGAATCACTTATTACAAAAATAGATTTATTATTAGTTGAATCAACAGACGATACATTTAAATCAAAACTTCAAAATGTAAAAAGTGAGGTATCTAATATGGATACATCGAAATTTAACTACTATAGATTACTTGAATTAAAAAATGATCTAAATTAAGGTTATTTTTTAATTTTTTGAATGTAAATCGCTTTTAGAATTTCTTCCCTTCTTTTGACAGATTGTTTCACATATGTTTGTCTTTCTCTTAACATTTGAATCTGTTTTGTTCTTTGAACCTTTTGTTTATAAATTCTTAATGCAGACTCAATGTTTTTTTCTTTATTAACTTCAACTATGATCATATCAATAATTATATTACAAATATATTAAAAATTTTTTTGTTTTTAAAATATTATTTAGTATATTTTAAAAGCACCATAAAATATATAATATGAAATATTGATGAAAACAGGAAAGTATATCCATTTAGGATCATACAAAAACGTGAAGATTGGCTACGGAACAGTAGACTATAAAAATTTAAAAACAATTTATTTAAAATTAAATTCTTGGTTAAAACCCGAAAATGATACGGATAATTTTGATTATACAATTTTAAGATCAAAAAGAAAAATTAAAGAAATAATACACGATTTAAAAAATCAAAATTTTAAAAAACAATCAATAGTTGATTTAGATATAAGAACAAAGAGTATCAAATTAGAAAAAAGGTCTTTTATGAATTTGGAAATAACATTATACGTTGATAAACAATTTGATGTTAAATCAAAAGATATTAAAAATTTAGTTAAAGACGTTTTAGAACAAATTATTAATCACGGTTTGGAAAACAAAGAATTGTTTAATTTCTACAAAACAAAAAAATAATTCCGATTATGATGTATTTATAGAAATAATTTATTCTATAAATGAGGGTACTAGGACCAAATGAGACGGGCAAAGGAATTTTAATTGAATATGATGCTGGTCACATATCTCCCGAAGATAATAAAAAAATTATTTCTGAAATGAAGGATGTTGACTTTTCACAAGACATCGTCCTTTATGCTGTTTTACAAAAATTTGATACTCCAAACAAAAACGGAAGAATATATCCTGAGGTATTACTAAAAAGAGAAAACGAAAAGTATCAATCACTAATTAAAAAGGGTGGAGCTTTAAACGAACTTAATCATCCTTCTTCTTCACTTATCGATTTAGATAGAGTCTCACATTCAATTTTAGAAACATGGTGGGATGGAAAAATGTTAATGGGTAAAATAAAATTATTTACTTCACCAGGTTGGAAAAAAATGGGTATAGTATCAACAAAAGGTGATCAAGCAGCTATGTTGCTTATGAATGGTGCTACATTGGGAATATCATCTCGTGGAGTTGGTTCTTTAAAAACTGTAAAAGGTGAAAATGTTGTTCAAGATGATTTCGAATTAGTTTGTTTCGATTTAGTTTCATCACCCTCTACACCCGGTGCATACATCTTCAAAGATCCCTCTGAAAGAGAACAATATCAAGAACATATTGATGAAAAACCTATAGTAGACGACAGAATGAAAAAATTAATGGGAAATTTAGATAGATTTTTATCTAAATAAACAATTTTATATGGTTAGAGATATCGAAATCTAAATTTTTATCAATTACAAAGTATTTATATTAAAATAAATTTACACAAATGAGTGAAAAATCCATTTTAGAACAAGCCCTACTTCAAGTTCAAACACTAGAAGAGGCAGTGAAGCAAAATGCAAAAGGTATACTTGCATCTACAATGAAGCAGGAACTAAACGAGTTGCTTAAAGAATCACAAGTGGGAGAAGAGGAAAAGGTTGATAATATTGCAGAAGAAAATTCTAATGCAGAATTAAAAGAACAACCCGATCCTGAAGAAGAGGAAAAAGATGATATGTCAGACGAAGATGAGGCCGATGATGAAGAGGCTGACGATGACTCTGAAAATGATGACGACCTCGATAATGAACCCAAAAAAGGAATCGACGATGTTAATTCAGATGATGAATTAGACACAGATGATGAGATGGGATCAGATGATGAGATGGGATCAGATGATGAACCAATGTCGGCTGATGATCTCGGACCGTCAGTCGATGACGATGACGTTATGGACATGACCGGTGCAACAGATGATGAAGTATTAAAAGTTTTCAAGGCAATGAAACCAGAAGATGGTATTGTTGTTAAGAAAGACGGTAATCAACTTGACGTTGACATGGGTGACGATGAGTATATCATCAAACTTGACGACGATTCTACTGAGGAAGAAACTTCTATGGAGGAAGTCAAAAACCCTGAAAAAGATTGTAATGAGGAAGACTCTTCTTTAGAAGAAGAGACAATTTATGAAATTGAATTAGGTGAAGAAGACGAATTCACAGAAGAAAAGGAACCAAAAGAAGAAAAGGAACCAAAAGAAGAAAAGGAACCAAAAGAAGAAAAGGAACCAAAAGAAGAAAAGGAACCTAAAGAAGAAAAGGAACCAAAAGAAGAAAAGGAACCAAAAGAAGAAAAGGAACCTAAAGAAGGGTCAATTGTTAAAAAAATTGAAGCAACTGAGGCTTCAAGAACTAAATCAAATCCACATGGTAATAAAGGTGAAGCAAAAAGAGCTGGTTTACCAAGTAAGAAGGTATTCAAAGCGGGTTCAGGTGTATTTGGTATAAACGAAGAAGTTGAAATCTTGAAAAAACAAAATGAAGAATATAAAAAGGCATTAGTGTTATTCAAGGATAAACTTAATGAGGTTGCCGTTTTCAATGCAAGTTTGGCGTATGCTACTCGATTATTTACAGAACATTCTACAACAAAACAAGAGAAATTGAACATTTTAAAGAGATTTGATTCAATTTCTAATATAAATGAGGCTAAAAACTTATTTAATTCAATAAAAAGCGAACTCGAAACAAAAAAACCTGTAACCGAGTCTGTAGTTGAAAAAATCTCTACCACTCCTCAACCTTCAAGTTCTCAAGAAATGTTGGCAGAAGCTAAAGCTTATGAAAATCCACAATTCAAAAGAATGAAAGATTTGATGAGTAAAATAAAATAAATAAAAACCAAAAATAAAATTTTAAAAAATGGGAGCATTATTAGAATCAGGTATGGTTGGTAACATCGGTCTTAAGCACCTTCGTGTTATCAAAGAAGATACCATTAAAAAATGGGATGACCTCGGTTTCTTAGAGGGATTAGAAGGTCATCAAAAAGATAACATCGCACAATTATATGAAAACCAAGCGTCTTATTTAATCAACGAAGCAGCTGTTGCTGATGCGTCTGGTTCTTTCGAGACTGTTGTTTTCCCTATCATTCGTCGTGTTTTCTCTAAATTATTAGCTAACGATATCGTTTCAGTTCAAGCAATGAACTTACCTATCGGTAAATTATTCTACTTTATTCCAAAAATATTGGATAGAGTTGGAACACATCATACAGAACCATTTGGTTATCCATCATCAAGAACTAACACAACTGGTTACACAGATTCAAGAAGTCTTTATGACAGATTCTATGAAGGTTCTGATGATGCGGATGAAGGTCTGTTCGACTATTCAAAAGGAAAATACTCTGCAGAAACTTTATCGGCTGACGCAGTTGTAACTTTCTCTAACGGCGCCGCCGCTGACGTAACATTCCCTAACGCTTTAACAGGATCAACTCAATCATCAGTAATATTGATGTTTTCGGGTTTCACAAAAGACGGTCAAGGAAAGTTAATCGGACCTAATGGTAACGCAATGGATACAGAAGAATTTTTAGCATCAGCTGAAGTAAAACTTTCAGGTGTTTCTAAAAACTTCAATGTTGTTACTCAAAAATATGGTAAAGGTATTGTTGAATACGGTTCAAAAGCAACTAAGTCAACTTTCCCTTCAGGTAGATTTGATGACATTTGTGATGAAGATGGTAAAATTTATGTTAGTGTAGATTTACAATCTTATTCAAGCTCATCAGGTTTCTCTAACGCAACAATCAACGCAGGTGCGGTTATCGGTGATTTCACATTAACATTTAGAACTTATGATTCTTTAGAATTTGAAGAGGAAATTGGTGAGGTGTCTTTTGATCTTCAATCAGTAACAGTTTCTGTAACTGAAAGAAAGTTAAGAGCTAGCTGGTCTCCAGAATTAGCACAGGACGTATCTGCATTCCATAACATAGATGCTGAAGCTGAATTAACAGCTTTATTATCTGAGCAAATCGCCGCTGAGGTTGACCGTGAAATTTTACGTGACCTTAGAAAAGGTGCTGCTTGGACATCTAAGTGGGATTACAATGAGTGGAAGTATGGTGCGACTGGTAACACTCCATTCTTGGGTTATACTCAAAAGGATTGGAACCAAACGTTAATCACAAAGATTAACCAAATTTCAGCTCAAATCCATAAAACTACATTAAGAGGTGGTGCAAACTGGGTTGTTGTTTCTTCAGAAGTATCTGCAGTATTCGATGATTTAGAATATTTCCACGTATCTAACGCAGCTCCTGAGCAAGATCAATACAACATGGGTATCGAGAAAATCGGTTCTCTTGCTGGTAGATATCAAGTATATCGTGATCCTTACTTTCCAGCTGGTAAAATCTTAATTGGTCACAAGGGTAAATCATTATTGGACGCTGGTTACATCTATGCTCCATATGTACCTTTACAATTAACTCCAACAATGTACAATCCATTTAACTTTACTCCAATCAAGGGTATCATGACTAGATACGCTAAGAAAATGGTTAACAACCGTTACTTTGGTGTAATCAATGTAAGTGGTTTACAAACATTCAGTTTGGATACTTTAAGATAATCATTGTCTTAGTATATAAAAAACCCTCGAGAAATCGGGGGTTTTTTATTTTTGGAATATCCCAAATTATTATTATATTTGCATAATGACTGAGGTTGATTACAGTAAATTAAGACAGGATGTCCTTGAAAAGATGATATACCAAAGAGGTATTGAGTGTAAAATGAAAAAGGACGAAATGGTTAAAATGTTAAAACTATATGATGAGGGAAAATATAGTCAACCACAGAGAGAAACCATTTACACTAAAGATGGAGAAGGTTATAATGTAGGTATAGACTTAAGAAATAAAGAACATATTTTACAAGTCAGTAAAATAATAGAAAAAAAAGAAGGTAAATCATTAAACAGATTTGCAGAAGATAGAATTTGGTATTGGATACCACAAAAATTATTATGAATTGGACAGAGTATTTTTTAGGATTGGCAGAACAAGTAAAACTAAAATCTAAAGATCAATCAACACAAATAGGTGCAGTTATCGTTGGTGAGGATAATGAGGTTCTTTCTACGGGTTATAATTCTTTTCCAAGGGGTTTAGATGATTCAAAAGAAGAACGACAGGAAAGACCTGAAAAATACTTTTGGTTTGAACACGCGGAACGTAATGCAATTTATAATGCCGCACGTGTTGGAGTACCTATTAAAGGTGCTACAATTTATTTAACGTCAGGATTACCTTGTATGGACTGTGCTAGAGGTATAGTAAATAGTGGTATTAAAATTGTTTATTGTAAAAAAGAATGTACCACAAAAAACAAGGAAAAATGGGTTGAATCTCAAACTAAAAGTTTTGAGTTACTTAGAGAATGCGGTGTGGAGATTTTTTTCTATTAATATTTTTATAAGATTTTCAACAATAACATCTTGAGTAAATCTTCCACTGTGAGAAAGATCACGAGCTTTAATATCTCTTTTATAGTCATCAAATATTGAAAGGTCGATATTCAAACCAATTGATTTTGTATCTTTGAAATTAAAATTTTCCCATGTGTAATTTAAAACGGGAATATTTAAAGATTTCCAAACATTATTTGCAAAATTTATCATCATAGAGGAATTAAATAATTGTTGACCACAATTATTAACAAATCCCATATAATACCACTCAATAAATTCATTATATGGATTTGATCCTTTTTGTTTTTTACAATGTGGAGAATAAAATTCAAAATATAACGAATCTTGATCCATAAAAGGTGCCAAAACTCTTGTTGTATGTGGCCATTGATAAACCACAAGTTTTGGTAATTTTTTATTATTATTTAATAAAAATTGTTGTAATAACATTGTATTATAAAACTGAAAATCTATACCAGTACCACCGACCCCTAAATTTAAAGTATCTAAATTTAATTTTTGACCTAATTTAATTGGCCAAATGTCTTTATATTCTAATCCAATTCCTTCAGTATACGAACATCCAAATGTAACAACATAGTCATCATTTATATCTTCAAAATTTTTTGTTCTATATCCCCATGAATTATATTTATATTCTATTTCGAGGTCATAGTAATACCAATCTTTACCTAAAAGATTTTTGTTTTCTAAATATTTTTCTTTTGAATCTGTAGAATGAAAATATTTGGTTTTGTTAACTAAATAATTATTTAGAATAATTGGTGTATTTTTATTTAGAATTGTCTTTTTTACGTCATCCACCTTTTTTTATTTATGAATTCCCTAATTAAATTTTTTATATTACCAAGTCCTACAGGCCCAATATCTCGCTTTCCATTTTGGTCCTGGATTATCACAATTATGTCTAGCCCTAAACGATTTTCTTCTTTCAGGATTATTTTTTTTGATTTTCATCACTTTACCTTTAGCGGATTTACCACCGAACCCAAAATTTACCTTAACCACTTTACCTTTATCATTTTTTACGTAAACCTTGAATTTCTTTATGTCCCCTTGCATGATTTTACCTAATTGAACTTTACGTCCTTGATATTCGGCTTCGTTTAATAAATCATCAGGTATGTAGTCAGTATCTTCCTCAGATCCTAAATCATCAGAATCTTCGATATGTTTTTCAATGTACATAATGTACATTTCCATATCAGTCAAATTATAATAATCAATATCATTTTCATTAAACCAATCAATAACTTCTTGTTTTTTTACAAATTTATCAATTTTTTTAAGTGTTTCTAATTCCTCAAAAGAAATCTCACTATTTAATTCTTCTATAACTAAATTAGTAATTCTTTTAAGATCGGATTCTGTAATTTTAATAATTTTAGGGGTTTTCATTTCTTCGTCAAATTTTGTCATAGTGGGTTTATTACCCTTACCTATCTTAGGTTCTTTCTTTTCTGCTCTTCTTTTTTGTGAAGTCATAGATTTTTTTTCTTTTTTACTATAAGAACTGGCAGTTTTTGGAGTATCTTTAGATACTTTTTTAGATGGTCTACATTTTGGATAGGATCTACCCTCGCCATCTTTTCTACCACAGGGTGGATGTTTACCATCTACCTTACGACTTACGTCCACCCACTTTTCCTTAAACCAACGTCTAAGGTCTTCTTTTAGGATTTCACCACTATCAAGGCACTCTTGAATATATTTCTTATCCTCTTCGTTAACAATAATTTTCATATTATTTACATTTTCTCCAACGACCACCTTTTGATTTATAATTCTTCGCAGCCCAACCATTTGCATATGCTGAAGGATAAACATCAAATTTTGCTTTAGCTGCCGCTTTTGAAGCAGCCCATTTACCTGGGTCTGTGGGACAATTCTTACTTTCGTCAATTTGGTTTTCTTCATTTAGAAATGAATCATCAAATAAATCCTCCTCGTTAAGATTAAAAGTAGATAAATCAGCTTTCATGGTATTCATTTCCCTTTCCATTTCTTTTGTTTTATTCATAAAGAAATCAAATACTTGATCCATATTTGTTTTAGCTTCTGTAACGTGATCATCGGCCCAATCGTGTCCGTCTTGAATTATAGAATCTAATAATTGTGGATTCATTTTAAGTAACATTTCACATTGTCTTTTAATCTGTTCTAGATTACTGAAAAACATGTAGTTTTCTTGTGAACTTATGTCACTTTCTGATAATGATTTTAGGTGTTTTTTTATAATTTTATCTAAATTCTCCATAGTTTTAAATATTTTATTTTTTATAGTTATAAATATTTTATATTTCTGATATAATTTCAAATTTTATATAATCATCATAAAATATCTCTTCATTATTAATTTTACCCTTAAATTCAATGTAATATTCTCTAGGAATATAATATGAAGTATCTAAATAAAAACAATTTTCATTTGAAAAATCAACTTGTGACCAATCGTGAATAATAACATTTGTTCTACCTTCCTTTATAAACATTCTGTAGAATACTCTATCAAAAACCAAATTTTTTAGGTTATTTATTGATTTGAAATAAATTACAATTTTTTTACTTTCACCCCTTATTACTTTTTCACCTTGTTTTATACCTGAAAATTGAATTGCATACTTTGTGGATTCGGTGGTATTTTCACCTATTGAGTATAATGATGTAAATGGTTTGGGTATAAATTTTTGAGTAATGTCTTCTATGGCTATTCCATCTATTTCTAAACTTTTCCATTTATCGTAAAAGAATTTTTTACCGTCACAAATTATACCGTTAATACCGAATGTTACTTTATAAACACCTCTTTTTATTTTTGTAGTTGTTAACCCTGTTAAACCACTAATTGATACTTTGGTAGAGTCTAGTATATCTACAGTTGGGTTGTTATCTAAATCTTGGTAGTTTCCACCATTTGTAACATATAGGTATAAATTTTGATTCTTTTTTTCTATAAAATTATATCTATCATCATCTATTCTATCTTCAAAATATGTTTCAACATAAGGTTCAAAAAAGGTTTGTGTATATTTTGTAAAAAAAGCAACTGATTGATCAATTTCAGGAGTTAAATCTTGATATAAAACTGCAAATGCTAAACCAAGACCATGATTTGTGTTACCCGATACAATAATACCATTTATATAATTTGTAATATCAACATTTATGTTTTCATTACCGTTATCAAAATGTATTGTTTCTAAAATAGTAGGTGAATTACTGTATATACCCTCGACCGACCACATATCTAAAGTGGTTCTATTAAAATAGTTAGATGGTCTTTCGTCAAAAGTATCATTACCTGTTGTAAAATCATATCCACCATCCTCATAATCAAAACCTAAACCTTCATCCCAAAACTCATTTATTTTAAAAAGTATTAGATCGAATGAATTTGCTCTTTGTCTACCTGTTCCTCTTTTTGCACCTAAAAAAGTCTCGTCACCGAATATTGTATTTGTAAGGTGTAGAGTGTGTGTTGTACCAGAGGTAATTACTTTTTGACCAGAATCTACTATGTTTTGTAAAGTGTCTAAATTTATTTTGAATATAAATTTAGAAAATCCTGAACCATAAAAAATTTCTGTTGTTGGATTTTTAGCGGTATTTGTATGAGAATCTTTTATAATTGTATTGTTTTTATAAAAATATGAACGGAAATATGACATCTTTTTATTTTATAAATATCAAAATTTAGTTTATTCTGATAGATCCGTTCAAGATATCGTCTTTAATTGTTTCAAATAGTCTTGCTAATGTGTCGTGTTCTGAATTCGATGACCTACCATAAGGTTCATTTATATTGTGTGTATGTGTTAAAAGAAGATAATACATAGCCGTTAAAAAATTAATCAAATTTTCTCCTCTAACTGAAGAATATGTCTTTGGTTCAATGTTAACTAAATAGTCATCTTGTGTGTATTCATATTTGTTTAATTTCTCGAACTCTATTTTTTCACTTTTATCTGTAGGGGTTGGGTCAGTTGATAGGAAATATGTTTTATCAGCCACCACAGATGCAAAACTTTGTTCTCTGTTTCTTGAAACCGTCCTCAATACTTTTTTTATAATAGGTGTCTCCTTAATTGGTGGATCAGGATTTAAAATTGAATAAACTAACCCACTACCACCATCTTTGACACCTGTTAGTCCCACATTTTTAATAATATTTTCTCTATCTGTTACAAGTTCATCAGGTGTTACTGTTCTCTCCCTAAAATTTTTTGTAGGTCTAAAAAAATAAGGATGTAGATCATCATTTGGTAATAATTGATCTACTTCGAATAAATTTTTTTCATCAATAGTTGATAATATATCACTAAGTAAAATATATGCCCCGTTTGCAGAATCAACTTCTTCAGAATATGTGTAACCTGAGGTAACACCAGTTATTAGTTGAGTATATCCTGATAATGGTATTTCCGTAAATTCTGTGAAAATATCGGTATCAAATATATTAGATTTTGGGTCTTTTGCATCTTTATCCTTTGTTACTTTATAAACATAGATTTGAACATTTGTGTTGCCCGTAAAATAAAGATTATTAGTGTCATATTCTACAATATATTTTAATCTTCCTTTTTCAATTTTTCTTTCAACATATGTTTCATTTTTAAGTTCCATTTTTTTAGAAAACTTTTTCAAAGATATTTTTGAAGAGGTTTTTGCCATCAAAGGAAAATTTACTAAATTTTCTTTTTCTTTTCTTGACGCAAATTCTTTAGATATTAATTTACCACCTCTTAATATTAAACCATTTTCAGTAAAAAGGATGTCTGATCCATATTTTCCATACACTCCAATATCTGAATTATTTGCAAAGGCACCTTCAGTTCTTTTGTCGACTAATTCACCATTTCGTTTTATAATATCCTTTCCATGTTTTACAGCTATACCATATGTTGTATTTTCAATCTGTTGTGAAAATGTTTGTGAGCTAAAATCATACTGTGTGGTAAATGGGCCAGCAATATATTCATTATTAACTGTGTTTTTATCGGTATTATATGTCATAACTTTTACTAACTGCCCAACGTTTGGTATGTAGTTACTTGTCAGTGGTAAAAATGGATTTGCAACAAAAACATCTTTTTCATCCCATTTTTCATAATCAAATGATTTGGATTTCTCACTAATCCAATCACTATATTTAACACATCTTATTCTTCCGACTTGTTTTGGATCAAAATTGTCAATACATATGGCAAGATCAATTATTTTCATATACTTCTTGTTCTTTTACTTATTTCTTTTTGAACCTTATCAAAATATTCTTCTATGGCATCTAAATGATTTATTAAATCTAAAATCAAATCTTTAGTATTTTTGTGTTCTTCTATTAATAAATCTGATACTTCAAATAAATCTTTATTAGGTTTATTTTGAACATCACTAACAACATTTATGACTTTTTCTTTTTCCATTTAGAACATTTTTCCAGAACTGTTTATTATTCCTGGTGGAATTACAATTGGTCCAACTGGTGAAGGTATTATTATTTCTTTATTAGATGTTTTAACAAATGAATTTTTATCAAATTCTTCCATCAATCCACGAACCATTCCATTAATAACTTTTGGTAATTTATTTTCATCTCCACCGACGTCTCCTAAATTGATTCCTAATGACGATAGTCTCTCATTTATATTTAAAATTGCTCCGTCTTCACTAAATCCTGGACTTTTATCTGCAAAACCAAGTAATAAACCCGGTATGTTAATTTTTAAATTTTGTGATAGTGCTGATTCTATCGTTCCTAAAATTGAATTAAATAAATCTTGGCAGTTATCTAAATTAGTTTCCAATATTCGTCTTAATAACGCAATAAGTGCGGTAACAATCGTGACATATCTTTTATATTTATTTTTTAAAACTTGTGAAACTATTACGGTCAAAAACGCTAATAATTCTGGTTTTATCAATTTCCAAAAATTTGAAATAAATACCCAATATATTTTTTCAATAACTGTTAAAAATAATTTTTTTAAATTTTTAATTATTTCCATCACAGTTGGAGCCGCACTTAAAATTGATGATTTAAAATATTTGTATACAACTACAATTGGAAAAACTAATTTTGGAGAAAAAACTGCAGATAAAAGTGCTTTTGGTAATTTAAAAATATAATTACCTAAAATTGAAAGTTGTAAATCTTTTAATTCTATAGATCCATTGGATTTTGCATGTGCGTCTTTAGCTGCATTATTTAAAGCTTTGTCAACAGCACTATCAATATTTTTTTTGGATGACAAATAGACAAAATCTTCAAAAACTCTTTTATTTACAGGAACTTCAAAATTATTACAATCTCTGAATCTCAAAACTTTTCTCAATCTGGCACTCTCATCGTCTAAATCAATACCTTCGACATCGTCAAAATCAAAATAAAATTCATCTTCTTCATCATTTTCATTAAATTGATCTTTAGGATTTTGATTTAAATCTTTTGGTTTAGGTGTTCCGCAGATTGATGTTAATTTTTTCAAAAGTCTTTCAACTCTATTCATTCCCAAATCAAATTGTTTAGATTGTGAATCGTCTCCTTGTAGTACCATTAACATAGCGGTTTTTGTTATACCTGTAATGTCAGGTAACTCTATTGAACTAAAATAATCATTTAAAAAATCGTCTATTTTCACATAATTAGATCCAACCATTGGTTTCAAATTCACACTATACTGCTGAGTGGAAGAATTCCAAGTCATATCAAACAGATCTGTTGTGTTTTTACTTTTGAATGTAAAAGTTGATCCTGAAAAATAATTAAAAAATTCTCTGTTCATTTTTACCAACCCTTGATCTGATGAGGTAGGTTCATAAACTATTTTACCTGCATTTGTTGATGGGTCCTGAGATAAAATTTCCATCAAATCAAATTCTTTTGGTGAAACATTTATAGGTGAACTTGTGTCTATGTTTCTATTTGTTCCACATGGGCCGTCTCCCGCAAAGAAAACTTCTTTTGCAGATTCTAATATTATATTTTTTAAATCTTTAACTGTAAAACTGATAGATGTTTTGGTATGTTGTTTTAATTTTTGTCTTGATTCGATTAATAATTTTGATTGATTTTGTTGATCGTTATCTTTACTGAATCCTAAAAAACCCTCTACTGTTTCAGAAAGTTCTTCAAATATATCTTTTTTTTCTTCTTTTTTTCTTTTTCTTTTTTCTTGTAACTGAGATAATTTTTTTCCTAAAAGTTGATCGGTGCTAGGTAAGTCTTTAATATATTTGTCATATAACTCATCTGCATTTTTTTGTGGGTTATCATTAATTTTTTTGATAGCCTCAACTCTGGATTTTATTTTATTTTTTGTCTTTTTAACCTTACTCATTACAACTTGTAGTTTTCGGTCTCCTTGTTATTATCATCATTAATTAATTTATCTAACAAATCTCTATCTTCATCAGATAAGTTAAGTTTGCCTATAGATGTGTTTTTACCACCACCTTGATTTTGTTTTAATAAAACACTTTGGAGTTTTACCAATGAAATCTTTTTTTCGGTGCAATCGTTTAAAATTTTCTGTTGTTCTTTAATCACCGGTCCAATTACACTCATGTCTTCGGCGTCTTTCATAAAAGACATCATTTTACGCATAATTGCAGACGCCGTATTTCTGTTTTCAACAACGTCATTATAAATTTCTTGCATCAAAGCAAGTGCTGAATCTATATCAAGTGATATGTTGTTTCTTTTATCTCTCATAGTATTAATAAATAGATTTTATTCCAAAAATCCACCTAAAATACCGTCATAGAGAATTTTAAACCTTTTAAGAGATATTCTTATTTCTTTAGTAGAAAGAGATGTCATTTCTCTTAACGACAATAATATTAGGTTTTTATTGAATTTATTACCATCTCCAACCTGAAATATTTTATCAAAATTGCTGAAAATTTCAAGTAATGCGTATCCTAATTTTTGTTCGTTGTCTGTTAATTCTTCCGTTTCAATAAATTTTTCCAAAGAAATCGTTAACTTAATTATAACGTCTCTGTGATCAATAACGTGTTCGTCGATAGTGTAAGATAATGCGGGATTATCCTCCATATCTGATGAAATGTCATCATATGAAACACTTCTATTTTGTTCCTTAGTGTCTTTTTGGATGGCACCCATAAGATAATTCTTGCATATTGTTCCAAAATATGAATACGCTTTATGATTTTTTGTTGGGTCGAATTTGTTAATCTTAGTGATTAAAAAAGACATTGTATCCGTATGTATGTCTTCAAATTCGAAATCTTTTCTGTAAAGTTTATAACGTCGAATAATTGATTCGACCATTATAATTAGGGGTTCTCTTAAATATTCGTTGAATATCTTATTCTTTTCTACCTCGGATTCAGATGTTAAATATCTTTTTACCGCTTGTTCTTGATCCTCCCCAAAATATATTCTTTGGATCCTTTTTCTCGGCATTAAGTTTCTACATAATTTAACTCTCGTTTATTTTTAAAAAAGAATTCTTTTTTGGCTGTTTCCAACCAAAATTTCACCTCATTTTCTGAAAGCATAGACTCATTATTGTTTTTGTAACTCCAAAATAGAGAATCTTCTCTAAAATTTACGTGTTGGTATCCAATTTTTGGAACAACCATTATCTTTACACTATTATGTGTAAGTCTTAGTAAAAATTCATAACTGAATGTTAGTTTGATATTTTCTTTAAAAGAACCATTTTCTTTTATTACACTTGTTTTATATAAACCACCACTTGTTTGATAATTTTGATAATCAAGTAAAATTTCATTATCTAAGTATCCTTGTTTTTCTGCAAATCCATATGCCCAAACAGACTCATTAGTAAAAGACATAAATTTACCTTCTACATTCACATCTTTTACTATTGGTAAGAACACATCAACATCGTTATATGTTTCAATATATAAATTCATAGATTTTAACCAACTACTTTTAAATTCGTCATCTACTTCTAATATTGTAAACCATTCAGTATCACAATTATCAATACCTTTATTAATTTGTGAACAAAAATCTGTGGATCCATTATTTACAACAATATTAATTTCTAATGTTTGAGATATAGCTTCAAAATTTTTAAACAAATTAGGTGGACATACAATAGAAATTTTTACATCGTTATGAAATTCTTCCATAGAAAGAATTGCATTTTTCAACATTTCTGTGTGTAGTTCATCTAATTTATGGATAGGTAATATCACTGTAATTTTTTTCATACTGTTTCTTCTTTAAGTTTTTCTAATGCTTTTTCTATTGTTTCAACTCTTTTGTTTTTGAATGAACTAAAAATCGAAACTATATTATTTTCTGTTATTGATGATTCATATGGTAGTAAAGTCTCTTTCATTTTTTTCATAACATCTTGACCTAATTCAACTCCTTCTAACCATGCTAAAACATACGTCCCTAATATATCTATAATCTTTTCACTATCATATGTCCACATACCATTTTCACTTAACCAATCTGGTTCAATATCAGGAATTTTACCAATCACAGGAACTTTACATTTCATAGATTCTAAAGGAAATGTTCCAAATGTTGATTCGTCGTCAACCCAAACAGATACCATACATTCTTTTAAAGATTCTGCAAATTCGTTATATGACATTTGAATCATATCTCTAAAAGTTATCCATCTTAATTGTGGATATTTCAAATAAAATTGTGAAATTAATTTTCTATGTAAAACACGATCTCTTACGGAGATTGCAATATATGGTTTTGTTGGTTTATAAGATTCTACGAAATTATCCTCAATTATTGGTGGAATTATGTGAACAATAGATTCTGGAAAATAATTTAAAATAAGTTTTTTAGAACCTTCTGTTGTTGTTATAACCCTATCAAACCCATAATCACTCCATCTACTTCCTATTGGTAAAGTGTCGAATATGTAATCTTTTTGTTGAACTAACATTACTTTTACACATTTGATACTTGAAAGTTGTTCTAATACATTTGAATAATATTCAGGAACAACAATAACATCATCAATTTTTAATTCTACTTTATCATCTTTAATCGATACAACATTCAAATGATCGTATTTTTTATCAAGCCATGAAGATACTCCCGTATATTTGTTATCTTCTACTAAAATTTTTGATTTGTATCCGTTTTTGTTTAATACATCACACAAATCATAAATGTATTTAATTGACGCTTTTGCATTATTTCTGGTATCATAAGTTAAAAAATAAATTATGTTTTCATTTTTATCTAATCTACCTAATGCCAATTCTAATTTTTCAATATTTTCTTTGTTATTCATCGTCTTCTATTAATATTTCGTTTTTTATTAAAGTATTAAATGCTATTCTGAAAGAGATTGTTGTATCTTTTTCTGCAAATGGTCCCATCTCGTCGTCTACATCTTGAAATTCATTTATCACTCTTTCTAAACATAATTTTAAAATTTCATATTTGAAAATGTTTACCTCTTGTGAAACAGCTCCATCTTCATCTTTTATTACTTTTCCTGTTCTACATCTCTCTGTGATTGCGTCAAGGTCAATGTAGTAGGATTTTCCAAAGATTTCGACCATATATCTGTTATTTCAGTTAATTTAGATATTTCATTTTTATATGTAAAGTATTTGTTATAATCAGTGTTAAATTTATAACATATTTTATTTTCAGGACACTTATCAATAATTTCTTTATTGTCTGTTATCCAAACATCACAATTATGCCATGTTTTATCTATTTCAACACTTTTTATAAATTTGATATTACTACCCAAAAATCCATTTTTTGAAAGAAAAAATAATGTTGCGGGTTTTGCTTTACCAAATTCATTACAACCTACAACGGTAAAATTAATACCATTGTTATCATGTATAATTTTATTCAAATCACTAATAACAGTAGGATAGCTTATGCCAGCATGACCAAAAATTTCTATTGGGTATTCGATAAATAAAAAATATTCAAATTCATCAACTGATTGGAATTTGTGTGAGAGTAACAAATTGTTGTTTTTGATCTCATCAATTATTCCATATTCGAAATTGTTTTCATTTTCAAATTCAGAATTTAAATATGCATCTTTATAATGGTAGTCAAACTTTTGTATGGTATTTCTTAATACACCATCAATACTTATAAAAATTTCCATGATAAAATATAATATGTTATAACTTATAAGTAAATGTTATTCATATCTTTGTAAAATTTCTGTGATGATTGGATTACGGACAATGTCCCGATTACCAAATTCAAATATTCCAACACCTTTAACATCGTGTAATCTTACTTTGGCATCATATAAACCTGATTTAGTTTTATCTTTAAACTTATCAGATTGTTCTAAGTCACCAGAAATAAAAAATTTTGAATTAAAACCAATTCTTGTTAAAAGTAATTTTATTTGAGCAGGACTTGCGTTTTGTGCCTCTTCAAAAACTAATATTGTGTTATCTACATTCCAACCTCTCATGTAAGCCAATGCTGCAACTTCAATGTATCCTTCGTCTTTTAATCTTTCTCTAGACTCTTTACCAATTATTTTATTCAATAAATAATATGATGGATATATATAAGGGTCAAGTTTTTCCTCCAAACCACCAGGAAGTGATCCTAACTTTTCTTCGGCTTCAACCGCCGGTCTTACAATTATTATTTTTTCATATTTGTTTGTATCATCCCACAATAAATCAACGGCTTTTTTCATGGCTATGTATGATTTACCGACACCAGCTGGACCAAAACATAGTGTAATTTGATTATCACCAAGTATTTTCCAATATTCTTCTTGGGAATTTGTTAAGAATTTTTCTTTTGGTCTTTTAATAATTTCTCTAATTCTTTGTTTATGAGTTGTTCTCTTTTCTTCTATACTTTTAATCTTCTGTTTTAACAAATTTTTATTTTTATTAAGATTTATTGTTTATAAATATCAATCATTTTCCTGTTGAACCAAAACCTCCTAATCCTCTGTCTGTTTCAGATAATTCATCCGATTCGATAAAATCTATACTCGGATATGGTAATATTATAATTTGTGCCGCTCTCTCTCCAACATCATATTTGATATTATCCATAGTATATGTTTTTTTGAAAGTTGCTTGTAATTCACCTCTATATCCACTATCAACAACACCTACACAATTTGATAATATCAAATCTTTATTTCTAATTGATGATCTTGGAAATACTAATCCAACATAACCTTTTGGAATTTCCATAGCAATACCGAATCCATATGTAACACTAAAAGATGTATTTTCAATCATACTCGTGATGGTTAAATCCATTCCAGCATCTCCTAATTTAGAGTACTTAGGAATGACGGCATTCTTATTTAATTTTTTTACTTTAATTTTTATAGAATCTAAAGCCGTATTAATTTTATTATATTCATTTTGTAATTCATTGGTGATTACATTAATAGTTTTATCAAGTTCAGATAAAAAATTAAAATCCTTATTATCATCAGAATTTAATTTTTCTTCAAATTCTTTTAGAGTTTCTATAAATTGTTGTATTTGACTTTTATCCATCATTATTTTTTTTATCCAAAATCCATTTATCTAGTTTTTTAATTCTTTCTTTTAGATTACTATCTAATGGTCGTAAACAACATTCTACAAAAACATCTGTAATTCTTTGCAATTCTTCAACTGTAACAGTAATACCACTTTGACTTACATATTCTAAAGCAAGTTTACTTTGAGATTGTCTTAGGATTTGTAAGTCTCTGCTGTAAAATTCCATCCTTAACTTTGCTTTTAATTATTAATGTAGGAGAAAATCAACATTATTTTAATTTGTAATATTCAGGTGTATTTTTTTTATCAATAACACATTCAATTAACATTTTAACAATTGAGATACTTTCACTACCTCTTGTGTCGCCAGCTCGGTATTTTGATGCAACAATTGTTGCTTCTTCTACTGATTCCGCTTCAACAATGTATTTTAATTTTTGAAGTCTTGGGTTTCCGTTTCTGTCCATTTGTTCGGTTTCATAACCGATTGTTACTAAATAATGCATAGTTTTAATTTTATTTTTTTATAATTGATTTAAAAAATTGAACTCTGTCTGAACATACTTTTCTTAATGAATATTTGTCTTTTACTGTTTCATATAGTTTATTTCCGAGGTCCTCAATCATATTTGGATTATCTATTAATCTTTTCATTTGTTTCGCCCAATCTTTATGGTTCCTTTTTAGATTAACAAATAAAGCATTTCCTTTATTATTGAATTTACCTTTGTCTATCGCGTTTATTAAATCTAAAGTATATGGTTCAGTCTCACTTGCAATCAGGGCTTTTTTATGAAATCCAGCTTCTATGACTTTTAGTTGAGATTTATTATTATTAAACTGTGATTCTAATAAAGGTGCCAATGAAATATCAAAATAATTGTAATTCAACCCATATTTGTTGATATCTTGTGTCCATCTTCTAACATAATTTTTTTCTAAATCTCCTTTATATTGTTCTTGGTTGAATGATAAAAGATATTTTGCGTATTCGGGATCCACACATTTATATCCATCTGTAAAAATTAATTCATATTTAAACCAAACGGTTTCCATTGGTTGGATGTCTCTTTTTGTTGTTTTACCAGTTTCTTTATTTATTTCTGAAACCGTTCCTCTCAAGTCAAAACCACATAAAACAAATTGAACTTTGTCTTTATAGGAATTATGAGTGGAAGAAATACCAGATCTCATTAAATCTATATCATGTAAGTGAGATGATCCCCCAAGCCAACCAAATCGTATTTTGTCAGATTGTATTGGATTGGGTTGAAATTGTTGTTCTTTGTCATTTACTGCATTTGGAAAAATGTAAACATTTTTTATACCCAATTTTTCAACAATTGTTTTTGCAAAAACGGGAGTTGTTGTAGAAATATAATCTACAGCTCTCATCATTTCTACCTTCATTAAATTAAATTTACTTTCCCTTATTTGAACATACATTGGATGTCTCATATCAACACTCCAATAATCGTCAATATCCATTATAACTTTGATACCTTCTTTTTTTAGCCAATTTATTCTATTCATGTTTGTGACATGATTTATTTGGTGAATAAATGTATGAAAAAATACTATATCGTAGTTTCTAAAAAATTCGTCATCGTTAGGCACTTCGTATGATATATCAACGTGTATATCGTCCGTATAATTATCTCCTATAAAAATAAAAGGATCTAATACTCTATACTTACCAACCCCGTGTTTATCTGATGGAATTGCTAAAATTTTTATCTTCGACATTAAACATTACTATTATATCAAATAATATAACGAATAATATTGAAAAAACAAAATTACTTTGATTTGTTTACTCCTGTGATTTTTCCTTTGAATACGGAATCACCAACTTTTAATACTAAATTTTCATTAATAGTTTGTGTTTGTTGTGCTGTGAGTATTTGATTTAACTTTTCGTCTAAGACTTTTCTAACTGTATTTTCTATTAGAACGGCGATTGCGTTCATGTCAAAATTTTGTGTTGGGATAGATTGTTGTTTTAATGGTTGTGATTTTTTTGTTTGAATTCCTTCTTGTTCCATTAAACGTTTTGCCTCTTTTACAAAATTCATATCTAAACTATCATTCAGTGATATTTGTGGAATTGGGTTATCAATATATGCTTTTTTAATCGCGTCTGGTAATTTTGAGTTTAGAATTTTGTCTACACTTGGTGTTGGGTTTTCTTTAATTCGCACATTTGTATTAACTTGTGATTCTGATAAATTATCTTGACTTGATGTAATCAAATCCCTGTTTATGTTTCCTGTTTCATATTTTCCGGAATCAACTTTGTTCATAACTTTTTTTGCCTGTACTAGTTTCATCATTAAATCATTAGTTGATATTGTTCCTTTTCCTTGTGACATATAAATAAATATTTAATCTAATTTAAATAAAATTACCAAATCATTAAAGATTTAATTCTTTTTATTTCCTCTGATAAAGTTGTGTTTTCCTCATCATCAGGATTATCCTCAGGATTTTCTTCTGGTTTATTTTCTGGTTCAGGTTGTGGTAAATCTGTTGCTGGAACCTCTTGTTTTGGTTTTTCTTTTGGTAACTCGGGTTTTTTTTCTGGTTTTGGTTGTGGTAATATTTCTTTTTTAGGTTCAACTTTTTGTTGTGGTTGAACTTGGGGTTCTTTAATTGATGGTTCTTCTGGTTTTTCAGGTTCAGTAGAAACCGGTTCTTTTTTTATTCTTGGTTTTAGAGGTTCTTTATATTTTTTTAGTGATGGCGTTTTTGTCCAATTTGATGTGACGTAGGTCACTGACATGGATCCGTCATCACCTTCTTTATAACCTGGTCTTTTTTGATCAAAAATCTCGTCTGTAATTTCAATATCTCTGGCCCTTGCCAAAATGAATGTCCTCCAATTTGACTTACTAAAACCTTTTTTTGAAATCGATGGTGGTTCAACCCAAGCCCTGATTATAAGTTTACCTTTAAAATTTAAACCCATTGCAACAGGCTCAACCAATATTCTTTTACCAGCCTGAACACTATTTTTTTTTGGTTTTCTTGGTCCCGAATAATAAAAACTAATTTTTCTTCTATTTTTAATTGCATCAGCAATTGGTTTAGTGTTACTTGCTTGAACAATTAACTTACCAATTCGATCTCTTTCAAGAATAATATTTTCTATGAATTTGATTAATTTCATTAGAAATCTGGATATCTTTTATTGTCTCTAAATTTATTTCTTACAACATGATCTGCCCTTTCTAATATATCTTTAGAAGAACCAACATTTCCTGATAATTCACCCTTACCTTTTTCATCTCCATTTGATAATGCATTTGGATGAAGACTACTATATCGATTATCTGTTTTATATAAATTTTTTCCAATAAGTTCTTTTCTTTTATTAATATCAGTTAATGATCCAATATTGTTACCATTTTCACCTTTTCCCTTTTCATCACCATCGGATATGGCGTTTTTATTTTTAGAATCATAATCGTTTCTAAAATTGTATATATTTTTTGCCAACAATTCATTTCTTGTTTTTATATCCAAAGACCCACCTAATTCATTTTTTCCCTTTTCATCACCGTCGGATATGGCGTTTTTGTGTTCACGACTATATTCGTTTTTTGATGTATAAGTATTTTTTACAACATTGTTTGTTCTCGACTGAATATCAACAGAACTACCTAATTCATTTTTTCCTTTTTCGTCTCCATCTGATATGGCGTTTTTATGTTCTGTTCCATATCTATCTTCTAAATTATAGATATTTCTTGATACGTGTTCTTGTCTAAATTTTTCCGCCAGCATTTCTAATTGTGTTGCCATATTACATTAGTTTTTTTATTCTTTCTAATTGTTCAAATAATTTTAAATCAATGATAGGTGAAACATATGATTTATGTGAGTTTGATTTTATCAAATTTGTAGGTATTTTAAAATTAAAACGTTTTGTGTGTTTTTTGTTAAAACTATTTTTTCTTTCACCATCTAAACCACCAACCTCATCTGCCATCATTCTTGAATGTTTTTTAGATTTTATCAAATCTCTTTCTCCTTGCAAATGTTTCTCCGCCCATTCTTTCATTTTATCGCCACCACACAAGTCATATTTAATTTTTTCTTTTACTTTGTCTATATTTTGACAATCATGAAGAATTCTTTTTAATTGTCCATATTTTACTTTTTTATCACTCAATAATTTTTTTGCTCTCATTAGTCCAGAATGATGTTTTCCATTTAAACCAGTTACAGTGTGATTTATTAAATTCAAAACTCCTTGTGGAATATCAAAAATTCTACCTTTTAAATCTTTATTCATTTTCTTTAAAATGTTTCAAAATATCGTCAATTGATAAATTGTGACTATCTAAACTATTTTTCAATGATTTAATTTGTCTTTTTATTAATGAGCTCACTTCTTTTACTTCTTCATTTTTACTTATAAGTTCACCATTTTGACTTTTACTTTTTAACACACTTTCGATATATTCTTCAATGTATTTTTTGGGGTTTTCAATTAATCTCACCTTATCCTCAGGTAAATTTTCATCATAACCCATTTTTTCTAGTCTTTCCTCTGCCTCATTATCGTCTAAACCCAATTTATCTTCCATATGATTTTTAGCATCATCATATGATAAATCTTTAAGTATAGTATCTTTTGCCCCCAAAACTTTTCTTTGATCCGATTCCGCCCAATATTTCAAAGATGTTCCCGTCCCATGCATACCGCCACCAAAAGCACCAAATGCGTGATTTCCCATTGCACCTGAAGAAGCTTTAACAACTTGATCGGTTGTTTTCCTTTGAGTAATTCCTTTACTATTAAAATTTCTTGGTTTTTTTCCTCTTTTGATATTTCCTCTTTCATCGACAATCTCGTCAACCTCTTTTTCCTTATTTTCAACTTTATCAGGAATTTCTTCAAAATCTGTTTTATCTGAGAATTCTTTTGCCCATTTAGCCCATTTTTTACCCTTTTTACCTCCCTTTCCAGCTTGAGCATAAAAAAATCTTTGTTGAGCCTTTGATGCAAACTTTTCTTCGATTACTTGTTTTATAAAATTATTCATGTAAAAACACTTTTATATAAATATCAAACTCAAGGAAAGATATTTATAGGAACATGAATATCCAAAATATTTTAAGATCTTATGGGTCTAAATTAGATATAAAACTAGATTCCTCGGAATTCTATGATTATACAATTGGTAAAGTTGAGACTGACTATGACGTAGATGTATTAGATTTATCAACACCCATAAATTATACAACACTAAAAATTAACCAATCTCTAAATGGTGCTTCTTGTTCAAGAAACACAATATATTTGATCGAATATGACAATTCTGTAAACGATTTAGACTACAAATACTCAGGACTAACGGCTTGTATTGATTATGATAATTTTATTGATCATTTTGAAACAAATTATGAGTATACAATTTTAAATAATCAAATTTTTTCATTTACAGGTATAACAGATGAAACCCATTATTTTAGGATATCGGCCTATAATGAAAATTTAACTATACATACAGGATTTAGTGTCACAAATGAAGCAGAATTATTAAGTGGTTTTACAAAAAATAGAATAAGATGTTTAAATAAATTAGCAAACTTACAAGCATGCTGTCCAATCACTTCAACACTTAACAACAAACCGTGGGCATATCAATTTAAACAAAATGACTTAAATAATTGCACTTCTGATATCATTCAAAGAAGACCAGAAAAAGGATGGACTTTAGATTTTATTTTTAATAGAAATAGTTTACCGTGGACAAGTGGTGGTGTTTTTTACTACTATGGTGTTAGGGGTTCAGATACGTCTTCAGCATATGCAGACAATAATTTGTCTTTTAAATTCACTTCCGATAGAAGAATTAAATGGGTTGCTCATCATTATTCGGGATATTGTAATACAACAACAGGTTATGATGAAAGTTATTACATAAGTTCAGGTCAAACACCACAATTGTGCACAACAGGTGAAACTAAAGATTTCAACATAACAATAACATTCGACAGATATTCAAGGTATACTGATTGTGATTTAGAAAACAAAGGAGGATGGAACGATATGTTAGGTTGGGTTATTAGTGATTATCAAGATACAGAAGTGTCTGCTGTAACGTCCACTCAATTATCAACTTATGAAAGTGAGTCAGAATTTTTAAATAAAAAATGGACAGATGAAAGAAACAGAAGACTTGGAACTTTAAAGATTTATTTAAATGGTAGACCCATTTACAAATTAGAAAATTGGGAAGAAATTGTTCCTTCAAATAGGGGAACACAACCATTTATACAATCATGGGGTGGTGGAACAGGTCTTATGGGTAATATTCATAATGGTGTTTGTTGTTTTAATATTAAATCAATAAAATATTATGAAGAACCATTAGGTTTCATTCATGTTAGACATAACTTCTTAACAAGGTTGGATGATTATGATTTTGCCATATGTGGAGAAAAGTGTGAAGATGAAATTACAGGATTAATTACACCAACTCCTACACCAACAGCAACGGAAACTCCTACGCCAACAGCAACTCCTACACCAACAGCAACGGAAACTCCTACACCAACAGCAACTCCTACGCCAACAGCAACGGAAACTCCTACGCCAACAGCAACTCCTACACCAACAGCAACTCCTACACCAACAATTACGCAATCAATTTCATGTTTCTGTTATGTAGTATCAAACACCACTTTTTCACCTGAGTATTTTACGTACACTGATTGTGTGACTCAAGAACTAATTTCTTTTAACTTATCCGCAGGAGGAACAATATCACGTTGTTCTTCTACGATTCCGATTGCAAATCCTGGTGTAATTGTTACGGGTGGTACAGAACCGTGTTCTAATTTATTTGATTGTATTTGATAAAACTTTGATTGTAAATAATATTTATAAGGTATGGAATTTTTTATTAGACAAGGTGCATCAGACCCAATATTGAAACTTAGATTAGTTGATGACGGAAAAAACGATAAATCATCATTTAATGATTTGTTGGAAAATTCTGATATCACCTTTGAAATGTTCGATGTTACAACACAACAATATCAAGTATTAAATGGAGATTGTATACTCACAACAAGAACAAAAAAATATGACCAAACTACAGATGAATATTACATAACCTACAGATTTACAGAAGAAAATACATCAGTTAGAGGTAGATATGAGGGTTTAATTAATATACAATTTTTGGACACAAATTCAAATCCAACAAATAAATTGATAGTTCCGGTAAAGGAAAAACTATTTATAAACATAATATAATGTCAAATTTAATTAAAACATCAGGAAGTACAACTAAATCAGTTGCAACAAGAAATACTAATTTTAAAAT